ACAAGATACTTTAATTCTTCTTGGTACGACTTAAATTCTGGTAAGTCATATAATTGTAAGATGTTTACATGGAGATTACTTAACACGCCCATCTCTTGTAACTGATGTGCTTTGATGCCGCCAACAACCGGGCCGATACTGGCAAATATAGGTTGGGCTTCGAAATCATCTTTAGGAACAGTACCAGTTAGTCCCCAGCGTATAGGAGCGTTACACAAGTTTTGTGTAAGCAAATTCTTTAGTACTTCTGCTTTGGCCATGTGTACTTCGTCAACAATAACACATTTAACTCCGTCAAGGAATTCTGCCATGTTCATTGCAAGTTCAATATCCCAGTTCTTGCTTTTCTTATCTAGTACATTAAGACTTTGCCAAGTGCAAATAGTGTGTGTTTTGCCTAAATTTTTGCGATCACCGTAATAAACGCCAACGTCTAATCCAACATTGATGAAGTCTTCTTCTGTTTGTGTGACCAAGTCTTTATTAGGAACGATTACAATAGTACGTCCATATTTTTCTGCACAGTGACTTAGTGTCGCTGTCATAATAGTTTTGCCAGCGCCTGTTGCAACTTCTTGCAGTGCTTGTGTGTTGGTAAAAAAGCGATTTACAACTTCGACTTGGTCGTCACGTAGTGTAATAGGTTGACCAGCAAACCTGTGTCCAGCAGGCCATACTTTGCCCAAGTCTGCCCAGTAGGTATTTGTAATTTCTTCAAATTCAATCTTGCTTGTTGTACGTAAGTCGTCTAGCTCATCAATGCTGACATCCATATTACCTAGTATAGTAAGACATGTTTCTAGCTGACTCAGATAGCCATTGCCGCCAAGTCCAAACATACTAACTTTACCATCCCAACGACCTAATTTATAAGCAGGCTGATACCGCGCTGTTGGATTTTCGTACTTAAAAGAGTTAGCCAGTTTTTTACGGGCTTCTAATGACAAGCCTTCAAACTTGATATTAACCTCGTCACGAATTACTAATTTTACTGTCATAGATGTCTAATCCCTACAAGCGGTTGTGCATCCGAATATGTAATAACAAGGTCGCAACATTCTGAATAAACACCGGCTTTGTTGTGTCTTAAATTGTTATCGAGACTTAATACACTCATTGGTTGCCAGGCACTTTTTATCAGAAATTTTGGAATTTTTCCGGACTGTATTGCAACGACTTTTGTATCTTTTGTCAATTTGTGATTGTATGCTTTACTTGATATAAGTTGATTAAACTTTTTACCTTCTTCGTTATTGTCCATTCTGAAGTAAATTCCCACGTCATCAGAAATTCCGGATTTTTCCAAAGAAATTGACAAATTTTCAAGATTTTGAAAAGCCCTCTTTTCGTCGTAGTTTGGAAAAATCACTAGCAATGGAAATCTTCTTAAATTTGTTAAACTTTCGAAAATGTCATCAAGTGAGTGCATAACACTTGAAACCCAAATTCGTGATTTTTCACGGTATGCCATGATATCGGTCAAATTTTCCGGATTTTTTCCAGTTTTTTCAACCAAGTACTGAAATCTATTACTACGGTCAGTAATTATACTTTCATTTGTCTCGTGTTGCAAATTGCCGTCTTCACTGGTAAGTCGCTGAAATGCGGTGTGCGTAAAATTCGCCAGAAAAAGCGGTTTTTTCACCTCATTTTCCGACCAAGATTTAATGGTATCATAATGTCTATATAGCGGCTCATCAAATACAAACTCATGAGGTTCTAATAATTCAAAAATTGTGATAATATTTTTTTCTGTGTATTCTGCTGTATATGCCTTGCCTGGGTGTACTTGTACAAGACCCTCGATTTTCTTGGAATCTGTCAAAATTTTGCGAATTTGCGAATTGAAGGTAAATTCAATGTTTAGGCGGCCTTCTTCGAATTGCTTATAGTCGACGGATACTTTTCTAATTTGTTCAATTTGTCTAAATGACTTCGACCAAGAAGGATCTTTTAAAGTAAGGTCAATTTCTTCGGAAAATTCTTCCAATTTTTTCCGATTTTCCTTCAAAATTTTCACAAGCAGTCTACTTTGGTTTTCTGTTATAAAAAACGTAGCAGTGATAGATGATGCAAGACTACGCAGTACTCTTGCATCGCGAGCAGTAATTTTTTCTTCGATTGTAGGAGTCGAAAAATTCACAATTTTTAATAGTAAGTCGTCAACAGTTATCATATACGTTATTATAACACCTAGATTTTAAATGTCAAATATTAAGACAAAAAAATAGGCCATAAATTATTTAAGGCCTATGGTCTGGAGTTTGGTGAAACAAGTTATAGACTAGCGTCTTCCATACCAGCAACACGTAGTTTAACAATGTTGGTAATCTGCCACTGTTTTTGATCTAATGCTTTAGTAATCCCAAGCCACTTGTTACGGAGTAAAGCAAACTCGTTGATAATCTTTTCGAAATCAACTACATCTGCTTCACCTTCCACAAATTTCTCACAATCACGACTGCTCAGGGCACGTTGATAATTTTCAAGATATTTTCTAAAATGCTGACTCTTAAGTCTGCGCAATTCAATGTTCAAGTACTCTAAGATAGCTTCAATTTCTTGAAGTTGTCCAAATCGTTGTTCTACCATGCCGGGCATAGCTGCCGCGGCTCGTTCTATATTTCCCGTTATACGGCATTCATTTTTTGCCTCCAACAGTTCGGCATTGTAGAAATCCACAGCATCTGGGATATACGAAATGTCCTTGCTAACTTTGACGTACCAACTCATTAAAAGTCCAATTCTTGAATATCGTCTTCACCTTCATCGAAATCATCGTCATTTAGATAATATCCGATTGCTTGATCCAATGTATCGTCGATGCCTGTAGCACCTTTGAATACTTTATCACTTACACCGAAGTCTGCAAGTAAATCAACATAGCGTTCTGCTACTGTCTCTAATTGCTTTTTATCTAAATACTCGACAAAATTTAACCAGATGTCACCGATTTGTGTTTCATTCAACATTCTCGTCTATCTCCTCAGGAATGGTAGTTTCTGTTAAAGGTTTGATATGAAATTTATTCATTATCATATCTAATTTATCATCTTTCCATTCTTTTCGGTAGAATTTGAACTCTTCACCTGTTTCAGGATCAACCCACTTGAGTCTGTTACCTTCTTGTTTTAGCAGACCTTGTTTTTCAAACATATCTACCAAACCACTGTAAGGATTCATACCTGTAGTATACGGAATCTTAATCTGTAGCGTTTCAAAAGGCTTGCTGTAACGTGTCTTCATAATTTTACAACTAGCACGAATACCATTTACTTCTGCAACTTTGTTGCCGTCTTCGTCTTCCTTCAACTTCAACTTCTTCATAGCAACTACGATAGAACTTGCATAGACGAATCCTTGTCCACCACTGATTTTGTCATCTGGATCGAACATGTCTTGACTTGCGTAGGTGTGGTTAGTACATACCATTCCAACATTATAGTTACCAAACATGTTTACACAGTTACGAACAAGTGCTGTCAATGCCTTAGGCTTGCGACCCATGTCACCTTTCAAATCACCTGCTTGGAACTGGTTAATGTCTGTTGGCGTTAACAACATACCGAGCGAGTCCACAACAAACATAACTTTCGGACGTTCTGTCATTGCTTTGTACTCATCCATAAATTCGTGGATCGTTTTAGCAACGTCATCGATCATAGCCATGTTAAGTTTCAACAACTTATCTTCAGCAGTATCAACACCCAAGTCTTTCAACCATTGTTCATCAAGTGCGTTTTCACTATCAATCAAGATAACATAAATGCCTTGCTCCTGTGCGTGTTTGACAATGTTGCCTGAGCAAATATAACTCTTACCAGCGCCTGATTCGCCAGCGAATACAGTAACCTTACCCAAAGGAATACCTTTGTTCCAGTCACCACTGATTAGGTAATTTAGCGCATAATTGCCTGTGCTAACCCAATCTGTCGGATCATTAAACCCAACGCCAAGTCCGTCAATAGACTTGGTCAATGTCTTTCTAAATTTCGATAAATCGAAGGCTTTTGTTGCCATATTATTTTTCTCCTAATAGATAACCCGGGCGTACGACTAAGTCGAAGAGGCCCGAGCCGAACGTTTTACTTCTGACGATTACGAATCATTGCCAAGATGTCTTGGGCACGTGAGTCGCCGCCAGCGGCAGGTGCTTCGTCTTTAGGAGCGGATTGAACTGGAGCTGCCTGACGTGCAGGAGCTGGTTCGTCATCACTATGACTTGCTGCCGGAGCAGGTGCTGCTCTAGGAGTAGATCCTTTTTGTGGATCACCAGTGTTCTGGCTCATGCCAGCTGGTTTGAAGTATTGACCCCAACGTTCCATGTCATATGCTTCGCCATCAACAGATGCTTCGAACATTTCTTTCATTACCTTCAACTCAACATCAGTTGGCTTCTTAGGCAAAAAGTCGGACAAGTTATACAAGTTATGTTGCTTGATAGCTGCCTGTTCTGCATCGCTCAATGGACGCTCACGACGTGACCAAGTACTAGTAGAGTAGTCAGCGTAACCGCCTTTTGAACCTTTCTTCATACGATAGTCAATGCCATGTACATAGTCTGTTGGCAAATCTTCCAACTCTGGATCAACCAATGCGGCACGGATACTTGTAAAGATCTGTGGGCCGATGATAAATCTACGGATTGGATTTTCTGGTTGGTCCTCTGCTTTTTCACCAAGTCCGTCTTCTACAACGAACCCTTGGAAAATGTAAGAACGCTTTTTCCAGTACTTACGACCCATGTCTTCTAACGCAGGGTCTTTAAACCAAGCACGAACTTCGCTCAAGATTGGGCAAGTATCGCCATACATTTCCACGCATGGTACTTGAACGATTGTTTGTTTGGATTCTGCTTCACCTTTAATTCCAGCGAATGGCAATTTAATCATTGCACGTTCAACCCAGAAAAATGTGTTATCGGAGTTACCGTCTGGTAGGAAGCGTAGAACAGCTTCGTCTCCTTCTTTTAGATTCCAGAATGGGTAAATGCTTTTGTCCCCACCTGATCTGTTATTGTCTGAACCACGTGATTCAGCTGCCTTAAGTTTTGCTCGAATTTCAGCCAAAGATGCCATAATAATTTCTCCTTTTAATATGCCTTTGTTTTGCCTTATATTGTTTATGCCACTACATAAACAAAAAGTGCATACATGTTATTGTACGCACTTTTATTTATCTTTGCAAGAGCAATCTTGCCTAAATCTGAGTTTTATTTGCCGTAATTTACCAAGCTAACAATACGTGCCAAACTTTGCTCTTCTCTTATTGTTGCGTTAAAACTTGCATTGTTTGGATCGTTTCTAACTTTATCTTGTAGTGCTCGAATATTCGGATCCGACACAGCAAGATTTTTATACGGGCCATTTACCGATTTCAAAGGTGCATCTTGATTAAATGCAATACCTCCTGGACGTTGGCCAGCTGCTGCTGGGGTTTGCGCCGGAACATTTGTGTCATACTTGCCCTTACCTTGACCGGCAGCAATTCCAGATAATGTGTCGCCTGGTACTACAGTATAGTTACCCATACCGTTCGGCAGTTCAAATTTCTGACCTGGCTTAATCAAGTTAGGATTATTACCAATAATGCTCTTGTTCAAATCATAAATTTGTTTCCAAGTGCTGTTAATCATTTTTTGAGCAGTGGCTACTTGCGGAGCACTGGCTGTATTTGCACCGGCTTCAGCATTTTGTGCAGCTGGATCCTGTACTTGAGCAGCATCGGCAGGCGGAGCATCGGCAGGCGGAGCATCGGCAGGCGGAGCATCGGCAGGCGGAGCATTGACAGATTGTGTCTTTGCAGCTTCAGCTTCTTTCTGTATTGCAGTCTGGGCCTGTACAACTTTTTCTTTTATAGCGGCAATTATTTGCATATCTTCATCGTCTGGATCGTCTGCTTCAATGGCTGCAATAGTATCATTAATTTCTTTGATTACAGCATCGGCAGGATGTGCTGTAGGTGTTGTTTCAGTGGCGGCCGGTTCTGTAGCTGCAACAGGCGGTGGCGCAACACTACCACTAGTGGTGCTGTCTGGATTAATAGCTATTCTTTCGGAAAGTAGTGAAGACAATCTTCTCATAGACTCTGCTAAAGATTCTTTAACAGGTGTTGCTACTGCGGCAGGTGCAGTGGCTGCTGGTTCTGCTGCCTTTTCTGCAAATGCGGCAGGAACTAGTTCTTTTAGCTTACTGTATAAGTCAACTAATTTTTCCTTATTTGTTTCAACACGTTGCTGACGCTCTACTTCTGCTTGTTGTGCTTTGCCGCCTTCTGCTTCGCCTGCGGCTGCGGCATCTCTTCCTAAAACATTACGAGTTAAAAAATCACCTCGGCCACTTGGAACAGTACCATCCCATTGTTCAAACGGTGGCAAGTAAACTCCAAAGCGTTGTTTAACAATTTCATCTGCGTTAGGATCTACTTTAGCAGCGGCATACATTGCAGGTAACATTTTTTGTACACGAGCATAGTTCTTTGGAGTTACTGCTAACTTCATAGGTGCTTTGGCAGGATCACCGCCAAGTAACTCGGGCATGTTATCGCCCCACCAACCTTCTTCAACAGATTGCTCCATTTGTTCTTGGAGTTTTGCTATTTTAGCAAATAGTTCTTGTTCGGTAATTTTTTGCTTGCTCATGCTATGTCCTTATTTCCTTAATCCTGCGATTTTCAACATTGCTGCTAATTCTGGGTCAGTACCTTCTTGCATTCCTGGCATTTTACTCATAATACCTTTCATCATGGCCTGCGGATCTATACTTCCGTTGAAGCCGGGAATGTCAATTTTGTTTTGTCCTTGTGGAATTTTGTCCATTGCACCCTTCATCATGCCACCTAACTTGCCTTGGATGCTTTTTTGCATTGCTTCTGGACTAGATCCGTCAAATCCCATACCACCGGCAATGTCTCTAAACTTAGCCATAGCATCATCATAACTAGCAGGTTTGCCGTCTATAGTGCCAGTTTGATTGTTGGATTGTGTGTTAGTTGCAGGTTGTGCGGCTGCTGTTGGTGCTGTTGCTGCCGGGTTAGGTTGGTCACCAGTTTGTTGCAACTGTTGGAACAATTGATTGACATCAACATCGCTATGTTGTGTTTTGAAATTTTTAATTAGTTCTGCAAAGTCATCTTCGGCAGCACCTTCTTCCATATCGCCATGCAATGGTTTCTTAACACCTGCAAGACGCATGATATCAGTTTGTTGATTAACATCACTGCTAGGATCCATCTTTTCAATGCCAGCCATAACATGCTTCAACACGTGAATTACTTCATCTCTGGGTGCGCCAGATGCGATTAATTCTTCAGCTGCATCTTTTGCTTTCTTCTTGGCTCGCATACCACCGATAGTAAAATTCTTTTCTTCTGCGTTCCAAAAACCAGAGATAGCCTTTAACAATTCTTCTTTAACATTTAATTGTGGAGCAACACCCATGCTTGCTGGATCAATTCCACATTCTTGCATAGCGTTCATCAAGGTTGTTTTCTTGTGTCCAAAGTCTAATTCTGTATCAGCTTTTGCACCAGCTTTAATAGCTTTCATGATTGCTGCTTTGATACCTTTTTGTGCTAAATGTTTAGCTTGACTATGCCCAGTATGTTTTGCCCCGCTCTTGTCTGTAATGTCACCCTTGCGCTTTGTGTAAGGGCCATCAAATGGAGGACTGTCATCTTCGCCTTCTGCTACTGGTTGTTGTGGAGGAGTAGGTGCAGTAGGTGCTGATGGAGCAACAGGTGCTTCTGGTGCGGCCGCTGCTGGTTCTGCCGGTGTATCTGGCATATCTGTTCCGCCGACATCATCTTCACCGCCACCAAACACAATTTCATCCGACTGCATTAAATCAGCAATGTCGGGATTGCTGTTAGCAATATCATCTAAGATTGCTTTAATTGCCAATCTTGCATCTAATCCTGGATCTTTCAATCCGTCTAATTGTTGTGCAAACTGCGGATCAGGAATTAATTCTTTTACTTTATCAAAGTTAAGACTATCAACACCTGCTTTTAATTCCGTTTGGAAAATTTGATTTAGTTGGTCAATAGCTTGCTTCTGCACTTCTGGACGCTTATCTAGTACACCGTTGTTACCTTCGGCTTCGCTGACAATACCATTCATGAAGTTTTCAAATTGATCTTCTGGATCATAACTTTCTTTCTTAGAAGATTTTTCTTCTGCTTTCTTAGCACCTGCTCGACGTTGTTCAGCTTTCTTAAATGCTGACGGTGCAAAATCTCTTTCATCTGGATCACTGTCATACGCATGGCCAGCTTTTTCGTATTCGTCTGCATCTTTCTCTGCTTTGCCCTTGTATGACTTTAGTGTATCAGAACTTAGCTCACTTAGTATATCATCGGCAGATAACTCTTTAACTGGAATTTCGCTTTCGTCGACTAGTTTATAAATGTATGGGAATACCGATTTTAATTCTTCGTTGAATGTACGGATTGTCAAACGATCAATCCAATTGTCCATTAATTCTTCAGGAATCATTTGAGCTTCTTGTGCTTCGAATGATTCTGCAAATTGTTCATAATATGCAGGGCGTTGTAGTCCGTGTATTTGTTTCTTAATAGACTCAATACGTTCCATAACTTTATCAGTAATGTCACCCATTGCTTCGCTTAATTGTTCTTGACGGCTTACGTAGTTCTTAAACTTGCGCAGGCTTGCTAACTCTTCGCTCAATCCAGTAATATGTTGACCAATGCCATCGTATGGATGACCACCATGCTTGATATGTTCTGCTAAAGCACGAGCACCATTCAAGTGCTTTGCTGGGTATCTAAAACGCTCACCTAATGCATTTTCAATATAAATGCTTTCAATGTGCATAGTGCGTCCAGCTGGCAACTCTGGATTAATATGTTCTGAATGCTTGATAATTAATCGTGCTTCACCTAAATCCTGATAGCTCATCTTAGATGTGCCGTACAACTTGTTTTCCATAATCATATTATCCTTAACTTGTGAGCGAAACGCATAGTCTCTTTTGTCTAAATTACTTTTGCCCATACGTTGCAATTTAAAACCTAATAATCTGTCTTTTGCAAAAGGCCTAAAACTGCGAATAAATTTAATTGCACCTGGGTGTTTTTTGTCAATAATGTCGCCACTAATTTCTACAACTAGACCTTCGTCTGCATCTAAAGTCATAGTAATAGTACCAATGTCTTCGCCATTTTCTTCGTATTCAAACTCAAAGAAACGTGCTCGGGGCACGTCTTTCTTTTTGCTCAATACATTGGCATCGTCGTCCCCAATTTGAATGCTTGGGAAACGGGTTTGTATCTTTCCGTACAAGTCCGTTGCAATTTTGTTTAAATTAGATTCCATCGTATATTTATCACATGCTCGAAGAAACAAATATGGGCAAGGGTGCTTCCCATTCTTCTTCAAATCCGGGCTCTAAACTGAGCTTTTCAAACACCAGCGGATCCCAATCTGCTAAAACTGCGGTCATGCGCACTATTAATAGTAAAGCACTAACCAAGTCATCGTGTTGTCCTTCTTTTGCTTTAAATGTTGGGCCGCTGGCAACAAAGCCTTTTAATTCGCTTATCAGCGGCCTGCTAAACACTTTCATTTTATCTTCTTCAATAAAATATTTTAAGCGGCTACAGGCAGATATCTTGCTGCCGTGCGTGGTATTAAACCCTTTACGGAATTTACGAACATGGCCTTTTCGAACAGGTTCGCTTAGAAATAATCCTGGAAATGTATCTTCTCCCAAGTTAGAAATAACAATTAATGCTGCTTCCCCTAGTGTATTATTTTCCACACTCCAGTAAATATTGTTGGTAAAATCTTGTCCTATCTCGTCGGCAATGTATCTAATAAGGTCCCGAAATAGTTTAATCTGGTCTTGTACAATAGTCAAGTTGTGCTGCCACTCTGCGCATTGTGTCATGCTGGGCAATTCAAATACTTGTATACCTGCATAGTCTCCGCCTGTTCCTAAACTAGGATCCAGTGCTATTAGGTACGTGTTGCCGGGTGTAGGTTTCTTGTACCATCGAACTTGCCC